ATGAGCACCCCTGAGGGGGAAGGAAAGACAAGGACTGCCCGGAGAGGCGGCGGGAAGAGCGGACGAAGGACGTTGAAGGCCAGGGTGGCGGATAGAATCATGCGGGAGTTCGAGAGGAAGCTGAGGGCGAAGAACCTGAGCGTGAGCGTGACGGACGCCATCCGGGTGATGCAGATGGAGACAGGGGAAAGAGAAGAGAGCATCGGGGAGGTGAAGGTAAGTTGGGTGGAGCCAAAGGAATCGGAATCTGCCGGCGAGAAATAGAGTACTCGCCACTACCGTCGCAGGCGAGGTTTCATGGATCGACGGCGAGGTTCAAAGGATTCTCAGGGCCAGTCGGTTCGGGGAAGAGCCAGGCGCTGTGCCAGGAGGCGATCCGGCTGAGCTACCTGAATCCTGGGAGGTCCGGATTGCTGGGAGCTCCGACGTATCCGATGCTGCGGGATGCGACGCAGAGCACGCTGTTCGAAATCCTCGACAGGGGCCGGATCCCGTACGAATACCACAAAGCCGAGAACGTTCTCGTGATGCGGGATACCCGCAGCCGGATCATCTTCCGCCCGCTGGACGATTATGAGCGGTTGAGGGGCACGAATCTGGCCTGGTTCGGCCTGGATGAACTGACTTATACGGCAGAGGAGGCGTGGCTGCGGCTGGAAGGGAGGTTGCGGGACCCGAAGGCGAAGCGCTTGTGCGGTTTCGGGGTGTGGACGCCGAAGGGGTTCGACTGGGTCTATCGCCGCTTCATCGAGAAGAGAGTGGAGGGATACGAGACGGTGCTGGCGGAACCATTCGAGAACCGGCACCTACTGGAACGAGTGCCGGATTACTATCAGCGGTTGAAAAGCAGTTACGACAGCCGGTTCTTCGAACAGGAGGCGCTGGGGAAGTACCTGAACGTCAGCGAGGGGCAGGTGTACCACAGTTTTGACCGGAGGCGGAACGTGTCGGCAGGGAGGATTGAGGCGGCGATTCCGCTCCGCTGGGCGCTGGATTTCAACGTTGACCCAATGTGCTCGGTGGTGGCGCAGATCCGGGGAGGCGTGACGCACGTGTTGGACGAGTTCGTCCTGGGGCGGAGCAGCACTCCCGAGGTTTGCGAGGCGTTTCTGGAGAGGTATCCGAGGCACGAGGCGGGGATCGTGGTATACGGGGACGCATCGGGGGCGAGGCGCCAGAGCACAGGCTGGAGCGATTTTGCGATGATCCAGCAAATTCTTGCGAGAAGCACCCTGAGGCGGGTCAGTTACCGGATTCCGCGATCGAATCCGGAGGTGAGGGAGAGGATAAACCTGGTAAACGCGATGCTGAAAGCCGCGGGCGGCGAGGCGCGGCTGTTCGTAGACCCGAAGTGCCGGGAACTGATCGCGGATCTGGAGCAGGTGACGTATAAGCCGGGGAGTCCGGTGATCGACAAGGACAGGGACCCGCGGCGGACGCACCTGACCGATGCCCTAGGGTACCTGATCTGGGAAGAGTGCCGTCCGCAGGGCTACGTGGGCGAGCGGGGGCAGAGGCTGCTCTAGAGGGAGCGAGCCGAGCAGAGGCGGCCTCCGGCCGCAATCAAGAAGATCAACGACACGCCGGGAGGTCTCTGCGCGCGTGGGGGTCGATGGCAGGTGGAGACAAGGGGAGGAGTCCAGGGAGATGTTCGAAATTGATCGTGAGCACCCGGAATACAAGGCGAGAAAAGAGACGTGGAAGAGGTACCGGGACTTGTATGTGGGAGGGGAGCAACTGGCGGCGAACGCAGCGGAATACCTGGTGCGGAGACACCGGGAGCCCATGGAGATCTACGGAGAAAGGCTGCAACGGGTATTTTACGAGAACTACCTGGGCTCGATTGTGGATTGGTACGGATCCACGCTGTTCCGGCGGGAACCGATTCTGACGTATTCGGGGCCAAACGAGGCGGCGAAGGGGTTCTATCACGCATTCGTGGAGGACTGCGACCGGAAGGGAACCAGCCTGGCTGACTTCTTCCGCGGGCTGCTCGTGGAGGCTCTGGTTTGCGGGAGTTCGTACGTGCTCGTGGATTTTCCGAAGGCGAAGGAACGGGCATTGAACCGGGCGCAAGAAGCCGAACTGGGAAGGGACCGCGCCTACCTGGTGGCATGCAGCGCTCCCGAAGTCATCAACTGGGCGTACGACGAGGATGGGAGTTTCGAGTGGGTGGTGCTGCGGACATCGGAACTACGGCAGCGGCATCCCGGCGACAGCGAATGGGCGCGCGAAACGCGGTGGTTCTTCTACGACAAGGAAGAGTTCCGCGCGTACAGACGGAGGGATGGCGGGAGGAACGACGAGAGGCCGCATTTGACAGACGAAGGGAGGCACGGGCTGGCGAAGCTGCGGCGGGTGCCGTTGTTCGAACTGCGGGTCAGCGCGGGGCTGTGGCTGGCGAATAAGGCGGCATCCTTGCAGCTTGAGCACTTCAACAAGTCGAACGCGCTGGGCTGGGCGCTGACAATGGGGCTGTTCGCTTCGCCGGTGGTCTACTCCGACAAGGAATGGAACCAGCTTGTTGGCGATTCCTACTACATACAGCTCGGGTCGGGGGACCGGTTCGGGTGGACGGAGCCCGAGGGGCACGTGTTCCAGATTGCCGCCGAGAATCTGAACCGGTTGAAGGACGAAATCTACCGGGTCTGCTATCTGATGACGCAGGCCGGCGGGGGGCTATCGAGCAGCTCGCCGCAGTCGGGGCTGAGCAAGCAAAGAGACTTCACGATCACGCAGGAGGTTCTGCGGGCTTACGGTGACACCGTCAAGGACACGATGAAGCGTGTCTTGCGGGCGATAGAAGCCGTGAGGGAGGACGGGCTGGCGATTGATGTTTCAGGGCTGGACGAGTTCGACATCGGGGACTTCAGCGGGGAACTGGAGGACGCGGTGAAGCTGCTGGAACTGGGGATCGGGTCGAAGACGCTGCGGAGGCAGATTCTGAGGAAGCTGGCGCTGAAGTACCTATGCGACATCCGGCAGGAGCTGAAGAACCAGATCGTGAGTGAAATCGACGAGTGGTGCGAGAAGGGATAAGTGAAAGGAGACAGAGGATGGAGTCAGAAGTAAAGCCCGCATTGGCGGGCGCGATGGAGCAGCCGAATGACGTTCGCCGTATCATCCGCGAGGCGATCGAGGAATTCGCGCGGAAGGAGAGTTCGAAAGCTGAGCCGGCTTACCGGAATGAGCTGGCCGAGGAGCGCAAGCGGCGGGAGCAACTGGAGAAGCGGGTGAACGAACTGGTCCAGGAGAACGCTCGCAGCCGGCAAGCGGCCGAGGAGGCGGAGCGGAGCGCGACCATTCGAGCCGAGCTGCAGCGGCTGGGCGTCGTAAAGGTGGATTTGGCCTATCGAGCGGTGAAAGACGACATTCAGCGGGCGGAGGACGGGCGGCTTACAGGCACGACGGAACGGGGGGCGGTGGGGCTGCGGGACTACCTGACGCAGTTTGTGCACGAGAACCCGGAGTTTCTTCCGGCGAGGAACCTGGGGGGCTCGGGGCTTACGGGGACGCAAAGGACGCAACCGGCGGCGGCGCCGGTGGAACTGGACAAGATCAAGCCGGGCATGAGCCAGGAGGAGATTGAGCGAGTCCGGCAGGAGATTGCGAGGATTGCCTCGCAGGCGCTGGGAGGCTCGTAGAGATTCCGGCGGGGATGAAGAAGGACGCCCACAGAGGCGGAACCAACGAAAGAGGAGAAAGTGAATGCCAGCAGTAACATCAGCAAATGTGGCTAATGCGATTGTCAAGCTTGTGGCGGTGGATGCCTTACCCGCCCTGATGGGGAACCTTGTCATGGGAAACCTTGTCAATCGCGATTTCGAGCCGAGGCTGGGGCAGCCGGGCGACACGATCAACGTGCCGATCCCGCCGGTCCTGGTGGCGAACAACATAGCGGAAGGGGGCACGGTGCAGACGCAGAACCCGAGCCTGGGCAACGCGCAGATCGTGCTCGACACTCACGCGGAAGCGACCTTCCAGATTCCGGACGTGACAAAGGTAGTGGCGGTGCCTGACCTGCTGCGTCTGTACATGCAGCCGGCGCTGATCGCCCTGGCGGAAAGGATCGAGAGCGACCTATTGGGGTTGTATGCCAATTTCACGGCGAATGCGCCGGTGGGAGCGGGGGGCGTTGCGATCACGGAAGCGACGGTGGATGCGGCCGAGACAGCGCTGTTTGAGGCGAAAGTTCCCGCCAGCGAGCCGAAGCACCTGGTGGTGGACGCGGCGACCTACTCGCAACTCCGGCAGATTCCCAGGTTCAGCGAGCACCAGACGGCGGGCGACGCCGGTCTTCGGGCCCTCGTGGACGGCACGGTGGGGAAGCTGAAGGACTTCTACGTTGTACGGTCTCAGTTCGTGAAGAAGACGGGGAGCGGACCGACGACCACCCACAACCTGGCGTTTGCAAGGAGCGCGATGGGGCTGGCGATCCGGCGGCTGCCACAGCCTCTGCCGGGTACGGGCGCGATCGCCGAATACGCCGAGATGGGCAATTTCGGCATGCGGGTGGTGATGAGCTACCAGCCGAACACACTGGCGCAGCAGTTCACGGTTGATGTGCTCTACGGCGTTGGAGTTCTCAGGAATTCCTTCGGTGTGCAGGTGAATTCGTAGCGGGGAAGCAGGACGGGGACCCTGGCGGGAGCCGGGATCCCCTCTTTTCGTGCGAGTGGAAAGGACGGATATGGATCTCAAAGTGTACTACCAGAAGTTGCGAGAGACGGAAGGGGCGATCAGCGAGCCCTTCGTAGTGATCATCAGCCTGCCGACCCCAGATGGGGGGAGAGCGGGGCTGGCGGCGGAGGCGCCGAAGGAAGTGGCGGCGAGGATGATCGTCAACGGGCGAGCGCGGCTGGCGACGGAAGAGGAGGCGGAGCAGTTTCGCGAGGCAACGGCAAGGGCGCAGCGTGCCGCGGAAGAGGCGGCGCTGGCCGAGCGAATCCAGGTGACGGTTGTCACGGAGGCAGAGGCCAAGAAGGGGCAGGGCGGGCCGCAAGCGATCAGGGGGAAATAGGCGGAGCGGGCTGGGGGGACAGCATGGCACTGATAACGGACGAAGCGATATCGACGCCGGAGGAACTGCGCGGGTATGAGAGCGGCATCTATGAAGTTGCTTCGGCGGAGGGGATCGATCTGGGGCGAAAGCTGGCGCTGGCTCAAGAGGAGATTGTGGTGGAGCTGACGGGGCTGCTGTTTCGGGACGATCCAGCGCAAGCCGGGCGGGTGGTGGTGACCTCGCCGCTGCGCCTGTGGCTTCTATTCCACGCCCTTGCGCTGGTCTACCGGGACGCCTATGGAAGCCACCTAAATGAACGGTACACGCAGAAGCGACGGGAGTATGAGGGGCTGGCGGAGTGGGCGCGGCAGCGCCTGCTGGAGTCGGGCGTCGGCATGACGACACAGCCAGTGCCCAAGGCGAGCAGACCGGTGGTGACAGGGGAATCCGGCACGGCGGAGGCGGGGACATACGCGATTCGGACGGCCTGGGTGAGCGCAAGGGGTCAGGAGGGATGCCCCAGCGATCCGGCGGTGTTCGTGGCGGGCGCAGGGGTGGTTCCCGCCGTCGATGCGGGGGCATGGCCCGAGGCAGCGGTTGGGTGGAACGTTTACGCAGGCCGCTGCATCGACGAATGCCGGCTTCAGAATCCGGAGCCTCTTGCGCTGGGGCTGGCGTGGACGATGAGCGGGGCGCTCATTGCCGACAGCCGGCGCGCGGGCGACGGACAGAAGGCGGAGATGTACAAGAGGTTCGAACGGATCCTGCGGAGGGGATAGAGTATGGCGCAAGTTGCAAACCAAAGCGTCAGCCGTCTGGCTGACCTTCTGGGCGGGCCGGCGGGTCTGGCGAGCAGCGTGGCGGCGATTTCCATGCGGGAGCAAGTCTGGCTGGCAGGCCTCCAACCGGAGAGAATCCTGAGGCAGCAGATCGCAGCGGATCTGGCGGAACGGACGGCCGGGGCGCAGTATCCACTGTTTTACGTCTACTGCGAGAAGGTGAGCAATCAGCTTCGGGAGAAGTTTCGGACCTTCTCCGGCAAAGCACGGCTGAGCGTGGACGTGCGGGCCAGCCACGAGCGGTTGGAGGAACTGGGCAGGATCACCGAGCTGTATGCGGAGGCCGTGACCGACGTTCTCGACACGCACCGGGGCGACTGGGGCGGAGGGGTCTTTTACGGGGGCGGATACGAGGTGACGTTCGGTCCGGTGAAGCAAGGCGGCAAGGGTTTCGTGCAGGCGGCCAAGGTTGGTTTTGAAGTTGAGGTGAGCATCGGGTAAGGGGAAAAAACAAGAAATGGCCTGTTACATAGCATCGAATGACAACCGGTTCTATGCGGCGGCGGAAGAAGCTTACGGGATCGCGCCGCCCATAGGACCGCAAAACCGCATTCCAGCGGTGAAGCTGGCGGTAAAGCAGCGGGTGGAACAACCGCAAAGGAAAGACAAGACGGGGACGCGCACGTATGGGGGAACTCCGGCCGGCTTAAGACGAGAGACGACCTTCGACTTAAGGAGCTACATGACGGGCTGGGCGGATCAGGGCAGCGAACCGGGTCACGGGCCGTTGTTCGAGGCTGCGCTGGGAGGGGCGGCCGTGTTTTACGGAGGCGGGGTGGCGGGATCCGGATGTCAAGGCAGGACACTGGTCTTTGGGGGCTCGCACGGGTTGAGCGAGGGGCAGGCCGTGAGCTTCGGCGGGGAGATTCGGTTTGTGACGGCATTCGCCGGCGAGCAGGCTGTATTTCTAAATGCGCCGTTCACGATCACGCCCAGCGAGGGATCGCCATTGGGGCGAACCGTGACGTACTATCCGGCGGAGAAGCTGAGAAGCGCGAGCGTCTTCGACTACTGGTCGCCGAGCGGGGCCGTGCAGAGGATTCTATGCGGCGCGGGCGTGGACAAGATGCAAGTGCGGGTGAACGGCGACTACCATGAGTTCCGCTTTTCGGGGGCGGCGATGGACTTAATCGACAGCGCCAGTTTCGAGACCGGACAGGGGGGGCTGGCGCACTTTCCCGAAGAGCCCGCTGAGACCGGATTCGACTACAGCATCATCCCCGGGCACCTCGGGCAGGTCTGGATGGGTCCGATCGCGGAGCGATTCTTCACTCTGACCGGGGCGGAGATCACGCTGGACAATGACCTGGATTTGAGAGCTCGGGAATTCGGCTCGCTGTTGCCGCGATGCCTGACGGCGGGAACGCGCAAGGTCACAGCCGACTTCAGCTTGTACGGGCGCGAGGATGAGGCAACGCGCGCACTCTACCAGGCGGCGCGGCAGCGCTCGCCGATTGAAGTGATGCTTCAACTGGGAGAGTCTCCGGGGCAGTTGTTTGGGATTTACATGAAGAGCGTGGTCCCGGAGACGCCAGAATTCGACGACGACGAGACAAGGCTAGAGTGGCACTTTCGCGGGTGCCGGGCGCAGGGGACGATCGGGGATGAACTGGTGGTGGCCTTTGGATAATCCGATTCGATACGAGAGCTGCAAGGTTGTGGAGTCCTCTACGATGCCGGGGGTCCGGTTCCGGGTGCGGAGGATGTCTCTGGAACGCAGGGTGGAGCTGACCCGGCGGTTGAGCGAACTGCTGAAGAGGATCGAGTTCCTTGAGGCCGGGAGCGAGCCGCGGGAGCGAATGGAAGCAGCCGCCGCCGCAGCCGAAGTGGACCGCATTCATCTCGAATGGGGACTGACGGCGCTGGAGGGCCTGGAGATCGATGGGGAGCCAGCGACTCCGGCTAAGCTGATCGAGGCCGGCCCGGACTCTTTGACCCGAGAGATTGTGCAGGCCATCCGCGCGGAATGCGGTCTGACCGAGGCCGAACGAAAAAACTAATACTCGCCTTCCACTTTCTATTCTCAAGCCAGGCCGCCTGGAAGTGCGAGCATTGCAGGGCCGGCGGCCTGGAAAAGAAGAGAAATTGCGGTCATTTGGGCGATGCCTCGCCTGAGGCAGGGAGAGTTGTCTGGGCACGCAAGGGGATCGTCGTGACTCGATGCCCCAAGTCAGAGATTTCCGCAGAGAGCCTGGGATGGCTGGAGGAGTATTGCGCCTGGAAGCTGGCAGGGGGAGCGGACTTCCGAACGTTGAACGCGCGGCAGGTGGAAGCGTTCTGGGTGCTGGAGAAGGAGTTGGCGGACGTGAGGAGCAGTGATGGGTGAGACGGAGAACATGATCCTTGGTGCGTTGCCGGGAGGGAGGGGAGACGAGATCGCCTCCTCCCTGGCTGAGTTGGTGAACAAGTTGCTGGCTCCAGAAAACGCGGGGTTCTCGGGCAGCGTCGAGACGATCGCGACACAACTCGATCAAATTCGGCTGCTGTCACAGGAACAGACGGCAGCACTGGCGGACAATACGCAGGCCGTAGTTCAGAATACTGCCGTACAGGCCACGGGCGGTAAGCTGCCGGCAGCGGGCGATGTGGCCAGGAGCGCGGCGAGGACGATCCTGAGTGGATTTACGCTAGCGCCGCTCATTTCGGGGCTTGCCGGTTTGTTTCGGGGGAGCAAGACGGAATCGCCCGCACCGCTGGTCAAGTACGGATTGCCGCCTTCGGTCGAGTTTCAGGGCGGCCTCATACCCCAAAGCACGCCGGGAATCGCGGGGGTGGACTACGGGGACGATGGGAGACCCAGGGCGATTCCCAGGGCGGCGCCGTACGGCGGGCCGCCGGTCACGATTCAGGTGCAGGCTATGGACAGCCGGTCGTTTTTGGATCACAGCGATGAGATCGCGCGGGCCGTGCGGGAAGCCTTATTGAATGCCCATTCGCTGGGCGACGTCATGAGCGAGTTGCAGTCATGAGCGCTTTCCCTATTCTCAAGACCGGGGCCGTGATGCAGTATCCGGCCGCGAGGGGGAGCCAGCGGCCGGTTTGCGTGTTGCGGTTTTTGGACGGTGAGGAACAAAGATTCCGGCTGTCGGGCAAGCCGCTGCGGAGATGGATCATCCGGCTGGACCTGCTGGACGAGGAGGAGATGGCGCAAGTGGAGGAGTTCTTCGCGGCGCAGCAGGGCCGTTTGGGTGGATTCACCTTCGTGGATCCCTGGGACGGCGCGACGTATCCGAATTGCAGACTGGAGGCGGACTCCCTGGCGCTGGAGTATATGGACGCCAAGCGGGGCTGCACGATGCTTGTGGTGCGGGAGGGCCGCGACTGACATGGCCTGCTTTCCACAACTGCTTACGGGCGCAGCAGTTCAATATCCGCTGGTGAAGCGCGCCATATACCGGACGATCGTCAACCCGGCGATGGACGGCAGCGACTGGAGGGTGGGAGACGCCGCCGCCGCAAGGCTGGAATGGGACCTTCAATTCGAGGACCTGAGTGACGAGGAGTGGGACCGTTTGGCGAGCTTCCATAGCGAGATGGAGGGACGGCTGGGGGAGTTCACATTCCTCGATCCGGCGAGCAACCTGCTGGCGTTCAGCGAGGACCTACGACGGGAATGCTGGCAGAAAGATCCCTGGCTGAACCTGATCGACGGCGTGCCTGATCCATTGGGAAGAGCGGGGGCGACCAGGGTGGTGAATTCGGGCGGTGAACCGCAATGGATTCAACAACTGGCGGCCGCGCCCGGGTGGTTCCACTACTGCTTCAGCGTCTACGCGCGCAGCGGGAGCAATTGCGCGGTGTCTCTGCGCATTTCAAGCGGAGGACAGGAGGCCGAGGTCCGGCTGGCGACCGGTTCGCAATGGCGGAGACTGAGTCGCTCCGGCCGGCTACAGAGCACAGAGGAATGGGTGCGGTTCGGGATACGGATGGAGGCAGGCGCTTCGGTGGATCTGTTCGGCATGCAAGCGGAAGCGCAGCCGGCGCCGTCCGCGTACCGGCGAACGGGCTTGCGGCGCGGGATCTACGCCAGAGCGCGATTCGAAGACGAGGAGTTGTTGGCCGTGACGAGGGGGCCGGGGCGGCACTCATGCCGGGTGAGGATATCAGCAGCGCGGGTCGTTTAGGAAAGAGATGGCGACAATCTTCGAACTCAAAGAACAAGGGGTGACGCAAACCCCGCTGTACCTGTTTACGGTTCAACTTCCGAACGGAGCGGAGCACCGATGGTGCACACACAGGGTGGAGCACGAGGGATGCGTCTACGAGCCGAGGGTGCTGGGTCACAATTTATTTGAGATGCGCGCGGACGCGGATGAGGGGATTGACAGCGTGATGAAGTTGACGGTCACGCTGGCCAACGCCGATTCGTATTGCTCTCAGATTGAACGGACGACAGGATGGAAAGGTTCGAAAGTCTCGGTTCAGTTCGCGTTTTTCGACTTGAAACAGGGCGCTGCGACATCGGAGAGCATGGTGGTGTTCCGGGGAACCGCACAATCGCCGGAGCAGATCACGGAGACGGCGCTCCGGCTGAGCGTATCGAACCGCATGAATCTCCAGCGATTGCTGATCCCCGAAGTCCGGATTCAGCGACGGTGCCCCTGGAAGTTCCCGGCGAGCGCGGAACAGAGGGCAGAGGCGGCGGAGGGCGGGACGCGGGGCAAGTACTCGCCGTTCTATCGATGCGGCTACTCGCCCGATGTCGAAGGCGGGCGGGGCAACCTGTCCGGGGAGGCGCCCTATGTATCGTGCAATTACACGCGGGTCCAGTGCGAGCAGAGGGGGATGTTCGACCGGGATACTGCGAACCGGGAGACGAGGCGGTTCGGCGGCATTGAGTTTGTTCCACCGACGATACTGGTGAGAAGCGCGGGGGAGAGGGGATCTCACCTGTCACCGGTTCTGGAGAACGAGGGACGGTACAACGATTTCGTGCCAGTAGTCTACGGAACGGCGTGGTACGCACCACCGGTTGTATTCGCCCGGAATGACGGAAACCTGACGCGGATGGAGGTGCTGCTGGGCCTGGGCGAGATTCAAGGCGCGCTCAAGGTGCTGGTCAACGATATTGAGATTCCGCCTGGAAGGGCGGGCGCGGACATGACGGCGACGGGGTGGCACAACCTGGTAAGCCCGGGCACGCGCACGGGGGCGTTCAACAGGGACTTCAGCGACTCGGCCGGGAACCCCATGGGGGATCCGTACGGAAGCATGGCGTTCCTATCTGTGGTGGCGCCGAACCGGATCAATGACGGCAAGTCGCTGCCGAGGGTGCAGGTGTTGCTGGAGGGGTTGAAGGTGGCACGGTACGGAGCGGACGGGGCCTGCCTGGGCGATTATTTCGACAACAATCCGGCGTGGGTCATTCTGGACATTCTCCGGCGGAGCGGGTGGGAACAGGAAGACATCGACCTGGAGAGTTTTGCGAACGCCGCGGCGTTTTGCGGTGAACCCATTGAGGTTCGGGATCTGTACGGCAATCCGGTTCAAGTTCCGCGCTTCCAAACGAACCTGGTGCTGAGGCGCAGGAGGAGCGTGGCGGATATCATCCGAGGGATCCGGGCGGCGAGTTGTCTGTACCTGGGGCAGGGGACTGACGGAAAGCTACAACTGAAGGCGGAAGGCAGCCTGGCGGCGCAGCAGCCGGTCAAGCCGGCCTGGAGCAACAGCCGTGAGGAACTGAACGGGGGCTGGCCGAGCTACGAATTCGGCGATGGGACGAACGGCGCGGGCGGGATCTTGCGCAAGGAGAACGGGGAGCCGGCCATCCGCTTCTGGAGCCGCAGCCCGGCGGACACGCCAAACCGGTTCAGCATAGAGTTTCAAGACGAATTCAACGAGTATCAGCAGGACAGCCTTTCTCTGGTCGACATAGAGGATACGCTGCGGACGGGGCAGGAGATCAGCGCGGCGCTAAACGTTGCGGGCATCCCCAATTTCCATCAGGCGGCACGCGCGATCCGGCTCCAATTGAACAAGTCGGTCCGAGGGAACTGCTACGTGGAGTTTGAGACCAGCATGCGGGGATTGGGGCTGAGGCCAGGCGACATCATCACGCTGACCTACTTGAAGGAAGGGTTCTTGCGGCAGCCGTTTCGAATCCGGAGCATAGCCCCAGGGCTCAACTATCACAAGGCGCAGATCACAGCCCAAATTCATGACGATGGGTGGTACACGGAAGATGAGCCGGAAGGAAATCCCGGCACCCGCCGAGAACCCGGGATTGGAGGCGGGCCGCCAAGACCCTTGCTGGGGGACCGCATCGATGAGGACGGCGACCTGCAATTCTCGGTTGAGGAGCGGTGGGATCCGGCCGGCGGAGATGGGAGCAACCTACGGCTGAGGGCAGGCTTCGTGCCGGGGCGTCCACCGGAGGCAGGAAGCCCCGGGATACCGCTGGTGAGCCTTTCGACCGTCATCCAAGACAGCGACGGCGCCCTGCGGGGAGATCAAACCCTCTACTACGCTGTCACCGGAGTTGGAGGGGATGGAACGGAAAGCACAATGTCATTTCTGGCGCGCGCTTCGATTCCGGCCGGGAGCGACGCCAATTGCGTTCAACTAAGGGCTTTGAGCTTCGCGCCCGGAACGGCATCGTTTCGCGTATACCGTGGCGAACATCCGGATGCGCTCCTTCGAATTGCGACTGAACAGGCCATCTCGAACAGCTTTACCGATCCGGGATTAGAAAGATATTTGGAGGCCCCGCCGGATCCAAACTACGATCACGCAAACTTCTACTGGCGGTACGAGTTGCAGCCGGAAACAGCGGCGACGATCTGGTCGCGAAACAGTATCGGAAGCGAGAGCCTTGAGATGCGGGCGGACGAGTACCGGGGGAAGATCGTCCGGATCACCAAGGGGGCAGGGAAGGGACAGGAGAGAGTGATCCGATCCAACACGGCGACGGAGATCAATCTCTCAGGAGAGTGGAGCCTGGCGCCGGATGCAACGAGCGCTTTTGTGGTTGCAGAAGCGAACTGGAGGTTCGGAGCGACCGGGAACAGCAGTCCGATGGAGTTTGAGGTTCCGATTCGCACGGGCACTACGATTCACATCTCGGGGCGCTCGGCGAATGTCAACGATAAGGAGTGTGCCTATGAGCTCTCACCGCTGACGCGCTGGAGGATCGGCAGTGGAGGCGCTCCGGTAGACACATCCCCTCCGGGCCGGCCAGTGTTTGGATTGCACGCGACCGGTCAGGGCACGGTGGAACTACGGGGGATCGGCTTTGAAGATCCGACGAACACGCGCACGGCTACGGCGGGTACTCTGATTTTGCACTACTGGCCGGAACTGGAGGGTTCTCCGATTCAACATCTCAGCGAAGCGGCTGACGGGGAGAGCACAGTTCTTGGTGTCGATCCGCCGGTCACCGTCCAATCGGGGGACTTGATTCAGGCAGGAGGCGAGATTCTTGAGGTTGCTGAGGTGTTGAGTGGCGGGGCGAGCCTTCGGGTCGTTCGGGGCGCGCATGGGAGCACCGTCGAGGCGCACGCGGCGGGGACCCCTTTGTTTGCGTTGCGGAAGAAGGGCAATGTGCTGTCGTTTCCGAGAGACTTCTTTGGGAGCCCGGCCAGCGGCGCCTACAGCCACTCGATTCACCTGCCGAATGCGAGGATCGCCGTGGCGGAACTGGTGGTGAAGAACGCGGTGGGGAATAGTGAGCCGGGCAGGGTGCTGCTGACCGCGATGCCGGAGTATGGTTTGAGGACGCTGGCCGGGGGGCAGATCCTGATTCAAGCCCAGGGCTATCTAGCGATTCAAGCGGATATTGCACCACCGGTGGTGATCGAGGAGACGCGGAGCGTTCGTGACGTCTATGCGGTGGTGAGAGAGGCGCCGGAGGGCGAGGCCGTGGAATTGAGGCTGCGGCGGAACGAGGCGGAATACTGCCGCCTGGCGATACCGGCGGGCGCCACTCGTTCGAACACAATTCCGGGATCGGCCCTGCCACTGCTGATCGCAGGGAGCCGGTTGAGTCTTGACGTGCTTTCCGCCCCGCAGGGAGGGACCGGGGCACCAGGGAGAGATCTGACGGTGGCGATCCGGCTCTGA